AGGACTGGCTGGCTGCTATTGACATGCAGCTTGGTGAACTTGGTAGGGACTTCGTTGAGCAGCAGGCTTCTGGAGTAAACCAAATGAAGGGATAATCATGAGCTTAATTACTATTAAGGGTGATACCGTCGAGAAGAAGTTCACTCACGTCGAGCGCATTCTTCAGCGCTTCAGTCGCAGGCTTCATAAGACTGTTATTGGGCTAATTCCGGCCTCGCCGATCTTCGGCTATTGTGAGTCCTCGATCAAGGATGCTACAGTGTTAAGGGCTATCTTCCCTGCTGATGGTATTATAACTCACACCGCGATGCGTGCAGAGAAATGTAATAAGGGCTCACTTGTTACTGTGAACGTAACGTCTGGCAATGAGGAGCTTATCAAGACCTTTCCACTCAAGGCACGGGCTGTGGTACAGGAAGTTAACTTTCCTGTTGAGGCCGGAGATTCGTTGATGATTGAGGTAGTAGATGAATCCGAGGAGGGTGTTTTTGGTGTTTGGGTGGGGCTGCTGTACCAAGTTGGGATGAAAGACCTGGCTAGCACCAAGTTCTTAATTGATCAGTTCGAGGCCTTAACCGAGGACAAAGATGGCAAATAAAATAAACGGAAGCTTCGACAAGACGACCTTTGCTCTTGCCAATACTGCCGTCGACGATCTTATCGACGCGGCCTTCTCGATTGGCACTCCAACTGAGTTGGAGATCAGCTTGTCGTTTAATGTGAGAGGTGACACTGGAGCCGGTGTCGAATGGACATATGGATTCTCGTTGAGAGCTCGTAACTACCATGCCACTACGGTAAACACCACGTTGAAGAATAACCTTGATCCGGTCTGGACTGAGTGGGAGGACGTGGTTACGGACTCAGGGAAGTACTCCACAGTGGAAAGGGTTTGGGGAACCGTAGTTGTCGAAGCTATTGAGTAGGAGGTAACATAATGCCGGTGCATGTGAAGAAAGTTGATGGCTTTCAGGTTTCGCATGGTGGGAAGGTTTCTGCTAAAGGCACTACCAAAGCGAAGGCTGAGGCCCAGGCTAATTTGCTGCGTGGTGTTGCTCACGGTTGGAAACCTACGGGCAAGCCAGCCAAGAAGCATCACTCAGCGCCAATGGGAGAATTTTGGGAGAAAAGGAGTGGGCTCTAATGGGACAAAATCGGAGGGGTGAGCGTAATGGAACGGGACCTTACAAAGGATCGTTTCAAAAGCAAAACGCTGGCGTTGGTCGACGACAGCAGGCAGGTGAGCCATGTCCGAAGAAGGGACCGAAGCCAACAGGCCTTGGTAAGTGGGCAGATAAACGAAGAGGTTAGCAACTAACAAAGGAGGTCGTTATGAAACTAGAAGTGAAGTATTGGCCAGAAGGCAAGGAAACTGACATCGATGAGAAGATCGATAACGCTATCGAGGACGCTCTTGAACCGCTAGGCTTCGAGCGTTGGGCCTCTGGATTTGTAGTCGAGGGGGAGAGGTGTAGAGATCTGGCCTTTGAGCGTCCAAATCTTCCGAGTGAGAAATAATGAAGGAATTCGAATTCACATTCGACAAGGGACTTCGTGGAGGGCTACGTAAGAACACCTCCAGCCCACGCGACGAGCAGACCCTCATCGAGTGCCACAACCTAGCACCGTCCGAGGAGGGGCTTGGACTTCACGAGGCGGTTAATAGCCTGAATGTTGCGTACGCTTGGGACGGAATGGGAACACCTGTTGCCCTTCCAGTAGGTGTGGAGTTGTTGTTGAACACCAGTTTCGAGATTGGCAATCCGCCTACTTATTGGGTCGCCAGTAACAACGCCGATCTAGACAGACATGCTGATCCTCATACTGGTACTTACTGCTTGGAAATAAACTGCAATGGAACGAACAATCCAGTTGCTTATCAACGCTTGAGGTGTGATGTGGCAGGGGAGGCGTCCTCAGAGGAGGTGCCCATACTAGCTGAGAAGGACTATCGACTTAGTGTGTGGGTCAAGCAGGGGACGGGAACGTCGTTCAGAATCAGGGTCTATGACAACTCAAACACGACGCAGCTAGGTTACCTCGACGGCACTGCAACAGGATCGTGGGTTCAGGTGGTTCTCGATGTTACTACCAACGTAGGGACTGACGACGTCACAATAGAGTTATATCATCTTGCTACTGCTGGTGACGGGACGACGGTGCTTTTCGATGATGCTAGTTTCAGGAGGATCGAGGAGTAACTAATGGCAGACGCGATAAACGGTACTGGAGTTTGGTCGGTCACTTGGCCGTGGCCACAGGTTTTCTTCCTGGAGTATTACACGCTGTTCTTTGCCGAGGACGCTGTAGACACCGAGGGGCAGTTGTACTTGTATGAAGCATACTGCGACACCAGTAACGTGTGGCAGGCCGCTGAAGTCAAGCACATAGATGACATTGAGGATACTAGTTATGTTACTGTAGCTGACTTCGGGCCTTTTTATGTAGTGACCAAGATGCAGAAGGACGACAACTACATAGCCGTCAGGTCGTGGCAGAAGGTTCCTGGTAGGGCTGGCAGTGCTTCAATGACACAACTACCGAGTAGCGAGGCTCCTGTGTTCGGGTGTGCAACTAACTTTAACGGTCAGGCGGTAATAGGAGCCATAGAGTCTTCTGACGACTTTCCAGACGTGTCATGGAACAGTGTTATGTGGAGCGAGGTTGGGAAGTTTGACTTCCGCGTCGGCGAGGTTGACATTACGGACTACGACGGACTCACGACGGGTAAGAAGTTCAACCGCACGTCAGGTTATCGTCACATGCCTTGGGGCGAGCGCGGGACTGGATTAGTTTATCAGGTTAAGAAACTCGGCAACGGAGTGATGGTTTACGGGGATGGCGGGATAGCTCTTCTGGAACCAAAGTCTCAGCCGTTCTCGACCTTTGCACTTCATCACATTAGTGGTGCTGGAATTCTTCAAGGCTCGGCTATAGCCGGTGATGATACTGTCCACTTTTGGTTAGACACTCAAAGTCGCCTCTGGATGTGTGGTGTCGATTACAAGCCGCAGAAACTCGGTTATAAGGAATACTTTGAGAGCCTGAACGGAATTGTTAAACTATCTTATTGCTCAGACAGAAAACGGCTTTACATATCCGACGCTGGCACTTCCATAAGTCCAGACTACCCAGAGAGCTACGTTCTCACTGAGTACGGGCTTTATTCTACTGACCAACGTTGTACTTCTGTTGGAACTTACCACGGCACGCTGTGCGGATTCTTCAAGGATGGAGACGACAAGGAAATCAGGCTCGCTACTGATACATTAGACTTCGGCCAGCGGTCGTTGAAGACTCTGGAAACCTTGGAGTTCGGAGCTAATTACCATAACGCTGATGGAGACATCCTTCAGGCCAGAGTAGACTGGCGTTCAGATTACCAGTCCGACCGTGAATCGTTCAATGAACTTGGCTACACGCGACTGAGCCCAAAGGGAACTGTCTCGCCGATCGTTACAGCCAGCGAGTTTAGGGTGAGACTGAAGGGAGCCACTTACGTTGACAGCACAGCGAACATCGACTACATCAAGATGCGAATCAAGCTCGTTGATAAACAGACGATCAGAGGAGTATACGGAACGACCTAAAGGAGCTAAAGGAGATGTTATTACTATTGTTGCCAGAACAGGTCTCGCCTTATTGGGAAGACATTAAGGAAGGGATTGAGAGAACCCTGCCGCCAGGGATGTCCGACAGGTCACAGAGAATATTAACAGCTATCCTTGACGGAACGATTCAGGTATGGATTAGTTATAGAGGTAAAGGCGAGGATAAGGTCGTTGACGGAGTTGCTCTCACAAAGATAGAGAACGACGACGAGATTTTCGGTATTCGCGACTTGGCTCTATTCTGTCTCTGGGCGATCGAGAAGACTCATGAGAGTACTTGGAGGGAGGGCCTTAAGGCGCTATTGGACTTTGGTCGGAGTAAGGGTTGTAATAGACTCACCGGTTGGTCAGACGTGCCGCTCCTTATCAATATCATAAAGGATGCCGGTGGCGAGGCGAGGTACACCTTCTTGACTCTTCCAATTTAATCAACTTCGTTCATTTTATGAACATAGAGGAAATCAAATGAAAGTTTACACTAAGCTCACTATTAACATGCGAACGCTTGAGGTGGTCAACGAGGAGTCGTTTGACTACGTCGGCCCTGTTGTCGAGTGTAAGGGCGGTGGCGGTGGCGGTGGCGGTTCCGGTAAGGTCAGCTACCCAGCTTACATGGAGACAATGCACAGCACGTGGCTTGACGACGTCGACGGTTATATAGACACAGCGATTTCCAGTTCTCCTTATACTAGTGCAACCGCCTATGTTCCTGACACCGACCTCGCTGCGATGGACACAGCGATTACAGCGTTCAGTACTATTGTCGACGCACTTGACGCCGATGCTGATTACATTACGTTCTCGAATGCAGTCACGGCTCAGGTTGATACCAGTGTCGTCAATACTGCCCACATCGACGCCTTAGTCACTGCCCATGCTGCAGTGGTTGATGCTGACTACGACGACACAGTGGCGAAGCTCCAAAGCGGTGCACGCGACATCGGCGTCGCGATGACTAGCTCGTTCGTCACTGCTCAAGGAGATCTATATGCCAAGAAGGAGCGTGATCTCATTGAATTTAGTAGACGGCTCTACATCGAAGCTGAACGCCAACGTAACGAAATGATCACTATGGGTATTAAAGATATGTTCTCGGCTCACCTCCAACGTGTGCAGTTTGAGAGTGATGTAGCACGATTGACTGCCGACGCCAAGCGGATAAGAATTGTTGCGATGGGCGAGGAAACTAGGGAGAATTATGAGTACGACGATCTCGACGCCAGGTGGGATTTGGAGATGACTAACTATGGTACCCAGATGATGGCCGCGATAGGTGGTGGCGTTGCCAGCTCTCCTCGTGCCGGCATGAGCAAGACGCAGTCAATGCTTAGTGGCGCCCTATCAGGTGCAGCGATGGGAGCTAATCCGACGTTCATGGCAGCGACTGGCGGTTGGAGTGTGGCCATCGGTGCTGGCGTCGGGGCACTTGTAGGTAGTGGATTATTTGACTAGGAGGTTTTAGATGCCAGTTAACTATGACTTGATGAATCTTATGGGAGGTCAGACGATGGGACCTGCTCCGCAAGTGACACCTGGCGGAGGTGGGGGTCCTGATTGGAACCTGATTGCGATGATGTTAGGTCAGGGAGCACAAGCCTTCTCGGCTGCCGACCCTACTTCTTGGCAGCATCAACTTGGCGGGTTAGCTAGTGGACTTGGCCAGTCACGTAAGTATGCTCAAGCCGCGACGAAGGCCGGTGCAGAGCGCAAAGCGAACTGGGACTGGCTGAGAAGCATCATGAGTGGAACACCGACGCCGCAGGGAATGGAAGGTGTTACGAGCATGAAGGTCGGCAGGGCAGGTGAGGGAAAGCTTCCGGAGATAACTCTTGGCTTGACTCCTCCCCGTGACGTTTTCGACGAGCTGTTCAGCGGAGCTGGGGAGAGTGTGTCGCCTGGACTCACTGAGCCAATAAGCCCGAGAGGTTTATCATACTACGGAGAGACACCAGAGTCAGTAGGAATCGGAGGGCCTGGCGGGCGAAGTGCCAACGTCCCTTTTACCCAACGGCGACCGACGGACTTACTACCGCCGATTTGGTAGGGTTGACGCCTGAACAGATCAATTCCCTTATGAGTCAGCAGGCTGACGTCGAGAGAATGAAGGCTGCGACTATCGGTCAGGCTTATGATATGCTCTATCGTCGGGCTGCGACTGAGAAGCTGCGGAGGGAAACAGGGCTGCTTGGGATGCCAGGAGAGCAATGGCAGATTTCCGAGCCAGACGAGTTCGGTAGGATATTCCGAACAGATCTTGTGACTGGTAAGAGGGAGCAAGTAAGTGGGCCTACGCCTGCTCCACCGTTGACGGTGGAGGAGAGGGAAAGGCTTAAGAGAATTCCTACCGACATCTTCAGAGGGACTTGGTTTAGGAATCCAGAGACTGGAGACATCCTTCCAGTTGAGGCAGGAACCAAACCTCCTGATGGCTACACAGAGATAGTGCCTAGCAGGGAAGTCCAGATAAGTGATCTTCCTGGAAAGAGGTTCGAGTTCACCAAAGGGAGAACCGTGGCAGACTACATCACGAAGATCAGAATGAACCTCAAGAATGAAGGTGTCAAGGGACTTGTGGACTTCGTTAACCGTAACTCTGAAGGAAACGTTGGGTTCGTCTGGATGGAAACAGCGAGGGAGTTCTGGCCTGGTAAGGTGAAAGAGACTGTTGAGGTAAAGCTGCCACTAGACAAAGACGGCAAGCAACTCACGATGGCAGATATACGAAAGGTCGCTACAGATAACGGCGTGGCGATTGAGGAAGTGCTGAGGCAGATTTACGAGCTGGAGAAGTAATCAATGCCGAACTTGTTGGAACAGCTGAATATCGGTCCCCGAAAGAAAGCACGAGGGTCTCTTTTAAGCCAGTTGGGCTTAGAGGAGAAGGTGCCTGGGAAGGTTTCGTCTCCTTTACTTCCCAGGCCGACCCTTGAAGAGATGAAGACCAGGGAGCTGTTGGGAATCCCCGTTGGGAAGCCGATAACTCCCTCTCCGTTCGTCACCGAGCCAGTCACAGGTCCTGCTGCCGTTCCGGTCGACGTAGCTGAGGCAATAGCTCACCTTGGAAAGGGTGCACTTGGGTACATCCCTTCTAAGGCTGAACAATTCGAGCGTCTGGCCGTAGGCACTGCCGCAGGCTTGTCACCTGAAGAGCTCAAGGCTGAGGCCGCGAAAGCTGGTGCTTGGTTAGGCCCGGGGCCTGAGACTACTATTGCAAAGAGTATCGGAAGAGTATTGGAGCCGATATTCAAAGCACCGCAAGACATAATCAACGTTCTTACTGAGCCCAGGACTACTGCTGACAGAATGTTCTTGGGATTCATCACGGAGGATGAGAAGGCTGACGAGCCCCTGTTTAACATCTCCAGCGACACTGCTGAGAAGCTCGACTTGTGGGCTAAGGCAGTTCTGGGAACTGCTTTGGAGCTCGGGATGTTCAAGGTTATTGGGGAAGTCATTCGTAAGGTTGTTCCTAAGAAAGGTGCTAAGCCGACCGTTGAGGACCTTAAGAAAGTCGCCGAGGAGATAGAGCCGAAGTTTCCTTCTGAAGCAGAAATCAGGGCTAAGAGACTCAAAGGAACGAAAGCTCCTGAGATCGTTCCGACAGCTGAAGAGCTTGCCTCATTGAGGGAGGCAGGCGTTGCTGATGCGATTCTTGAAAGGATTGGGCCGAAGCCTAAGGCTCCTGTTAAGAAGGTTGCAAGGATTCCTGCGTTCAAATCTACCGAGGAAGCCATCGCGTTTGGTGAGAAGGCAACGCCAGAGCAGGTCAAGCAGATGGAGACGCTGAGAGGAAGAAAGCTGAAGGAGGTTGAAGAGCTTCGTAAGGAGGACAAGGGCGACGAGGCTATGGTCAAGGCCACAGAGGCTCAGTTCTTGCGTGAAGCAGTTGATGCTTCGACAGGCGACCTGGTGATAATTCGCAAGCCTACCAAGCCTGAAGTAGCTGCTGAGCCAGCTCCGCCAAAGGTTGAGCCGGTCAGCGAAGTAGTTAAGAGCTCGGAGGAAGGACTTGTTGCCCCTCCGCCTGAGGTAGCTCCACCAATTCCTAAGCCACCCAAGATCTCCGATCGAATCCGCACGCTTTTCGACGAAGGCAAGGACGCTCCGGAGATCGCCAAGGACGTGAAGATGTCCGAGGAAGTCGTGGCAATGGCTCTTACCGAGATGAAGCTTTCCAGAGGCAAGAAGACCGTCACGATGAAGGAGGTTGAGGCCGAGGCCAAGAAGATTCTGGAAGACTCCAAGGACCTGGACGAGGTTCATACCAAGATGCAGGAGTTGACCACGCGTTATGAGGAGAATCTTGACGCAGGTTTTGCTGACAACTTCGAGCTCAACCGCTATCGTGACTGGGGCGACGAGCTTATGAGTAAGATCGTTGACACGCGTCGAAAGGCAGGCCTCGTTCCAGAACCAGACCCTGAAGCTCCAATAAGTGTAGTGACAAAGGAAGGTGTTCGTGAGAGCTTCATCGACCCTACTGACAAGGGCGGATTCAGCACGGCGAAGGTCGCTGAGACATATAGAAAACTTAATCCTGAGGTTGGAGAAGTCGTTGAGAACCCTAACGCTCCAGGACAGTTTGTGTTCAGGGCCAGGCCTGAAGTGTCGCTTGAAATCGGAGGCTTCCAGGCGATGTACGAAGCCTTAGCCGACAGACTCAAACGGCGAGCCGGTGAGAAGCTCACCCCTGAAATCAGGGAAGTTCTTGACAAGGGCAAGATCATCAAGCAACGGAAGGTGAAGGGAAGGATCTATCCACCCGTTTACGAAGCACAGCTTGAGATTATGAAAGGGTGTAGAAAGCTCGACCAGACGATGTTTCACCGTGGGTTCGAGAATCCAATTCGGACATTTGAGGATGCTGGCGGTCAAGCGTTTCTGGACTTGACCGTTCACGAGTATCATGCACGTGAGTTTGCCATCGCAAAGATGATCAGAAAGTTTCGAAGGGATCGGAAAGAGATCAGCAAGGGGCTAAGGCGTAAGGAACGTGAACGAATCATGATTCACGCCGTGGCCAGTGAAAAAGGCGGAATGGTCAAGCTGAAGCACATGGGATATAAAGAAGCGGACCTTCCGAAGTTGTCTCCCAAGGAGCGAGTTGCTTACGATGCACTGAGAGCTCGTTACGAAGCATGGTACACGCGGCTCAACAGGGTGCGGAAGGCCATTGGAAAAGAACCGTTTCCTTACACTGAGAACTACTTCACCTTCATCCGCGATTTGTCATGGTTGGAACGAATTGAGGCCAGGCCACTTGACATGCCTGTTGACATCCTGAACGCCCATTTCATCAAGATGGGTGCGACGCCGTTTCGCTTTGCCAAGCCGCGTTCTAATGCTCGCTATCGGTTGGAGATGGATCCTTTTCACGTGCTGGAGATTTACGAGGACTCAGCTATCCGTCACATTCAATTATCACCTTTGATTGCTCAGATGAGGGAGCTGCAGCTTAGCATTACTGATCCAATGTCGGGAAAGCCGTTCTTGTTAAGGAACGAGAATCCAGTTCTGGCTGCAGCTCTACACTCGTGGAACAACCACATCGCAGGGATGAAGTCCCCGACGTTCAAGCTTCCTCAGGGAGTCGAAAGTGCGATGATGAGAATCAACAGCAACTTGGCTGCGTCGATTCTTGGAGCCAACGCACGATCAGCTATGATTCAGGTCTCAGCACTGCGGAATACTGTAGCCGAGATAGGCTTTGAGTATACTGTGAGAGGAGTACTAAGTTTGCTCAGTCCGAAGAGGCGCAACTTCGCCATGAGGAAATCAAAGGTTCTGCTTCAAAGAACTTATGACGTCACAGTGGAAGACGCGCTGCGAGGTATTAGGGCTGGGCGTATAGGTGAAGCTAAGAAGGTGGCAGCTAAGATTGCGTTGAAGCCTCTTCAAATTCTCGACTTAGAGTGGGCCAAAGCTTCCTGGCAGGGAACTTATGATTATGCCAAAGGGCCTTTGAAGTTCAGTGAAATGAGAGCCAGAACGTATGCTGACGACGTTGTGACCAGGACGCAAGCCTCGGCTATGCCTGGTGATATAGCACCAATTCAGAGAGCTGTAGCAGGTAAGTTCCTAACACTGTTTCAGACCTTTACGATCAACGACTGGAACTTCCTAGTCAAAGACGTCATGAGAATCGGGAGGGAAGGGCCGTTTAGCAAGCCTGCATTTAAGAACGCCATGCGTTTCGTGGCAGCCACGACGATGTTCAACATACTTATGGAAGACGTGCTGAAGATCCAATCTCCATTCCCTACTCCAATCAGAGCGTTTAGAGAGTCGTTGGAGAACGGAGACGACATTCCTTCCTTGGCATGGAACGTTGGTAAGGAGTTCATTGAGCCTATTCCGATCATTGGAGCTGCCAGGTACGGTAAAGGTCCTTTCGGTCCGGGTGGAGAGCTGCTTCAGGAGTCAGTAGAGTTTATTAGAAAGGATCCTATGGCTCGGGAGTATTGGGAACTGGGTGGAAAGTGGCTCGGCGTTCCTGGTACGGCACAGATAGCCAAAACGGTCAGGGCTCGCAAACGTGGTGAGAGTCTTTATGGCCAGGTCGTGGGAACGTACACACCAGCGGAGCCGAAGATGAAGGAGCTCAAGGGACTGGAAATGTTGGAAACGATGCCTTAAGGAAAGACTGGGCAGATGATAAGGCCGGAGGTGCGAGTCTCCTTTGTCTGCCCAGTCTTCCAAGGCTATGCAGCATTAAGTGGAGATGCAGGTAATTCATGCCAATAAGTTGGAGGTTTAACCTCCAGTTTGGTTCCTATACCACCTGAACTTCCATTAACAACCCAGTACTGACCCCTCTCGCAGTCGCCTCTATCTATCCAAAGGCAGATACTAAATCCTCTCCTTCCGTCCCATCCTAGGACTTCCACTAGGGTGGGAGGTAGAGTGTTCTTTGTTTTATGCCACTTCATTTGCTATCTCTTCCAAGAGCCTGAAAGACTTCGGATACCAAGCGATCAGGTCGTTAACTGCTACTGAGACCTCGGTAAGCTTCCGCAGAAATTCTTTCATCACTTCTGGCTCAGTTATCTCTTGTTCTTTCATTACCTCTAACGTCCGCCTTAGCCAGAGACTATGCTCAGGAGCGTCCCACGTGGCTTCCAGGCTTTCCTCTGCGTACCATAGACACTTCTCCGTCTGTTCTCGAATCAACCCATGTGCTTTCTCAGGGTTGTTCTCGTGCTCTCTGTTGCACATTAGTGTGTGAAGCGTGTAGGCGCAGGCCTGAAGAGTCTTGTCGACCTTCACTCTCGTCTGATCAACTGCTTCCTGAGTTACTTGCCCAGTTCTTATTAATTCCTTTATTATGTCTTCGCTCATGATTGCCCTCCTATAGTTATTACCCTGCCGCAGTAAGCACAACGCGTTATGTCACCTTCATGTTTCGTGTGCTCTATAGTAACATGCACCAACTTGCCTGGCTTAGGATCCTGACAGTTCTTGCAGGTGGACCTGTTGTAGTTCGCCTTGAAAAGGAGATTCCACTCGGTAGGATTAGTTACATCCATAGTCGCCACCGCTGTCACTCTGTCTCCAAAGTTATCCGTCACCATGTACGAGGCGATACCGAAGATGTCACTCTTGTGCGACACGACGTCACCTTTGCTTAGTTTCCTAAAAGTTTCTTTGTCCATCACTCACCTCACAAAAAGTATTAGTGTAATCCATACTAGAACATTGATGGCCAGAATCGTTTTCAGAAAGGGAAGGCGCCACAGGAATATATCGAAGCCCCACAGGACGGTAGTCCACTGACGTGTTCCCTTGGGCCTTTCCCAGAGGGTGAGCCGCATCAGCTTCCATCCCCTTGGGTAAGGCTCGAAGCCAGTGATCTCGCCTTCCGAGGCAAGTACACTGTCACTCTCCGTCTTGTCCATCGTCTTTCTCCTCCCCAACTATGTTCATTTTTTGAACGAAGTTATCCATTTCGCTCTCTATGTAAAGTGGGTTAGCTTCACCTTCCCTGAATCTTATAGTCCTCCCACCTGGTGCTACTGGAATGTCATCGATGTAGTTCATGGCACTCATCGTTTCGATGATCTTATCCATTCCCCACTTATCGACGTCATTATAAAATCGTGATAACAACTCGTCGTATTTAATTTCCTTCTTGGTCGAGATCTCTGCCATAACTTGCGACAGCGTGTTGGCCAGTGACGATTTGCCGACGCCACTGAACGTATAGCGCATCTTGACCTCCGTCTGTCTCAGGATTTCTATCGCTCTATCGATATCCTCCTTGTCCAACATCATCGAATCACCACGCGAGGCATTCACGATCATTGACAGTTTCATTATATGCGTCGGGCGACGCTCGAAGTATCCAGCGAACCGTGGGTCTTCGAACGGTGGACTCGCGTCTGCTTCTGAGTACCAGTCAATCCAGGTTTCCAGGAATCGCTGCGTCACCTTGAAGTCCCCTTTGAGCATTCTTATCCGCTCCAAGTCGACCATCAGCAATTCCTGGAGCTTGAGTTCTTCCGGTGTGTAGAAAGGAGTGTGGACTATTTTGCCTTTCCGTTGCTCGTAGACAAATACCATTCGACTTGTCAGGCCACCGCCTATTGCGTTCAGTGGCATAGCAGATTGAATAAGATCAGGTGTAGTCGCTCCAATCAGGTTAACCCACACTCCTTTGATGTCGTCGACACCCTCATGTTTAGTTCGATAGACCCAATCATCATCGCAGTCATACCAGTCGGTGAGATCAGTCATGAGCTCATTGTTCTGGTAGCCAAGGAAGACCGTTAGCTCCTTGCTAAAGATGGTAAGCGACGCGTGTATATCCATCGCCCCAGTAGTAGTATCAACCTCCGTTTCGTTCGAGCGCTTCAGGTCACGGATTAGTGCTTGACGCGTCACGGAGTTTGATGCCAGTTTCACACCCATCTCACGTAGTAGTTTGAGGCCAGGTATCATGGCAGTTCCCTTACGAGCCTTGCCAGATGGCGCAACAAGTACTACGTACATATTAGGATAAAAGTCGAGTGACCCCCAGTGCAGAACACATTTGCGTTGGAGGCACGCGGCAACAACACTTATCGCCGTCCACAAGCGGAACATTCGCGGAGGTTCAGTGTTGTTCGTAAAGCTTAGGAATCCTTCGATCCAGTCATCGAGGCGTCGTTCGTCGGACACGTCGTATCCTTCCACCAACCAAAGCGCGGGTCGTCCTTGTTTATAGTTTCAAGTAGAGAAGTCAGCAAAGGGTTTTTATCAGGGTAGAGATCTAGTACAGCTTTTCTCCAACCTTCCGCTGGCGGTGGAGGTCTACGTCTAAGGATTCTAACTAGCCTTCTGAGGAAGACTCTGGTGTATTGCTTGTCGGACATAGTACGTTCCTCTCCATCATCTTCAGCAGTGAGATCTCCTTATTAGCTTGCCATACACAGTTGGAACAGGATAGAACGATCCTGATGGTAGGTCCAAGGCTGTTCCAGCCTAACCTCGTCACGATTATAATAGGGTTGTCTCTACAGTTGGGACACATTAGCGTTTTGTTTCCTAGGATCATAGCAGGTTCTCCTTTGTAAAGGTTTCGTAGTTGCGATAAGTCTCCCATAAGCCTCCTCCAATGTCTGAGCGTTAACAGTTTTAATCTTAACTCCCTCCTCCTTTCGAAAGTTAAGTCCCATTACGATATCAACAGGTATCACGAACTCACGCTCGTTGTAGATGAGTGGAGTTTCAAGTGAGCGCTTGATGTCGTTGAGCATTCGTGCGTGCTCTTCCCACGTCGGCACAAGAGGAGGAGGATAGGTGATCAACTCGGCGTCGGGCACCGGAACCTGAAACGTAATCGAATCATGTACCTGAGTAAGCAACTCAATAGGATCAAACCTGTCCTGATTGTAATAGATATAATTCAACCCTCGCTCGTTAATCACGTCGCCAACCGTGCCTTGTGGGATGCAGGAGTATCCGGCCTTCCAGGTTTTATCTCCCCACTCACCGAGGAACAGCGTCTTGCGTCCCATAAGGTTCGTGAGCGTACGATTCTTGGCTAGTTGAGTTCTCACCATCATGTGGTAATTCTGTCGAACGCCAGGGTAGACAAAGTGATAACGTTCGACGAGCCACTTGCCTTGAGTCTCTGGCAGCTCGAATTGCAAGGAGAACCTCTTGTAACCAAGATCATAATTGAGTTCATGGTCAGCCTTCTTACCCCAATAGCGCTCTGATTGCTCTCCATTGCCGAGTGGTGAAGACCCATCCTCATCACTGATCTCGTCTACTGGCTTGCCAAGAAGCAATGACGCAGTGAGTCGATGTACATCCTTCCCAGCCTCGAATGCCTCGATCATTGGAGTAACATTTCCAACGTATGCTACGATGCGATTCTCAGCTTGAGAAAGATCAACAGTGTAAAGCACATAACCTTCGTCAGCCAACAAGAAGCGCAACAGATCATGAGGCCAGTTCTGCATGTTCATTCCTGTTCCAAAAATATTCTCAGACGATGAAATTCTTGAGAATCGAGTGCCGGCTGGATTATAGCTGCAACGGATTCTAGCGTCTTGGTCGACCTTTTCAGCGTTGAGATAATTTCCTCTAGCTTTTGTATATTTTCTGATCTCCCCAACAAGGGAAGCTTCAGGGACTCCTTTTCTAGCAAGTCGCTTAAGCGCATCGTTATCAGTCGTAACTCCACCACCCCGCTTGCGATAAGCTGGAAGGCCCCGCTGACCGTAGAAATAGTTAGCAAGCTGCTTAGGTGAATTAGGGTTGATGTCAAATCCACAAAGTCGTTGGAGTTCACTGGTTGCTGAATCAATCTTTCGTTCATATTCTTCTCCTCGCTCTTTCATTCCTTCGACATCCACACGGATGCCACGTTCCATCATATAAACTAATGGCTCGATGATCTTTCTTTGACGCTCGTAAGTTGCCAGGTTACCCTGTCGTTCAAGGTCGTGTACTTGTTTAGGGTGAGCTTCCGCACAGACGATGGAGTCAGTAGCATTATACTGCCATAGCGTTTCCCATGCACCGCCAGATTTGAACCACTTCTTGCCCTCGTTCTTGTAGTACGGTATATCAGTATACATCGTGCAAATGAAGTCAAGTCCCATAGGATAATCAGGAAACAGCGTCTTCTGAGCGACCATTGTGTCGTGGAGTGAGTGTGCCTTGATTCCCAGTCTTCGTAATAGAAAGTGGGAATCGAATGCAATGTTCTGGCCTCGCTTCCATATGTCGCTATCCTCGAGTAGAACAGCGATGGCTCTCCAAATATCAGTCTCCTGCTCGATGGAGAAGTAGTCTCCTGATGCGTCCACGAATGGAATCGACATAGCTTCCTCAGGACTGATTGCAAAGCTAATGCAAGACACCTCCTCATTGTAAATCTCGATGTCATAGTCAATTATTCCTCCTTCCTTGCTCGTCTGAAGGCACCGTTCAAGGAAATACATAACATCACCAAACGACGGGCGGATGCGTAGCTTGCGTTCCTTGCGACGGATCTCAGGGTAGGCAGATTCTTCCTTGGCTCGTTGCAGGTCAAGGATGATAAGATTTTTGTTTAAGTATACATTCTTCGGAGGTATAATAGTAGCAGGGTGTAACGTCGGCACGACCTTGAGTCCAGGAATCAAAGTAGACTCTAGCACTGACCCTCTCCACTTTGTTATTCCCGTTCGATTGCATAAGGCAAACAGTGGAATGTTCCCTGTAGCCACTACTACATTTGGCTTGCATTCTATTAGCTCCTCCTTTAGCATCTGGATATACATCTGTCCAGTCTCAGTAACAACAGGATTCTTCCTCGAGATATCCACATAGTAGTGCAGTGGATGGTCGAGATCCTTGATCACGTTTGTCAGGTAGCATGATCGTCGTGGGATGTAGGCTGAGTCCAAACACTTGTCGAGCTCTCGACCAGCAGGCCCCACGAACGGCGTTGGCATCGGACGATGGAAGATCTCCTGCTTGCCAGGTTGCTCACCGACGATGGCGATCTTTGCACCAAGGTCACCGGCAGGACCTACCCACGTCCGTACGTTCTCAGGCTTTCGGATCATTAGCTGGCTCCATCTTGGTTATGGTTAAGCCCTTGTCGAACGCGTATTTAATCTCTGCCAGTGTCGACTTGCCTATATATCCACCCTTGTTGATTACGTGAATTCTGTCAGCCATGTCGATTCGCTTGAAGTGCATTTTTGTGAAAAGATCCTTCAGCTCCTTTAGTTCTCCCTTTTCGTTGTCACCAAGGTGTTCCCAAGTGCTCGGCTTTAGAACAATAAATCCCTCCCTGGTGAGTCGGTCTTCCTCCTTTAGAAATTCCTTCTTGAAGCGGACTGAGCCGCAGAGGGTCACAACGTCGTTTTGTAGATTCATCTTGACCTCCTTTCAAATAACTTCCATGATTGAGTAGGAAAGTCGTCCCAGTGCTTGAGGGCATCGCTTAGAATACTACAAACCTTAAGAAGATCCTCCTCCTCATGCCGAAGTGTGGACAAGTCATAGGCCATTCGGTTTAAGTTCGAAAGGGCACCGGCTAAGATCCCTTTGTTTCTGAAGCAACGCTCGAACGCCCACTTTTGCTTGAGTGTTCTCATGATAGTCTCCTTTTCTGGCGGCGACAAGGAACCAATATCCACAATTCCTCACAGACGCCTAACTAAATCAGTCCTTCTTCCACCAATCGAAGTACGTACGCATCCTTGTACTCCTGACCAACGTCACATCCAAGTGGTGACAAGTTAAGATTCATCCCTGCACGAAGCGTGTTGCCACTTCCACAGAAGGGCACGTAAAGTCGTGCGCCCTCGTAAGCGAAGGTGGACAAGATGTCTTCCATTAGTGGAACTGGTCGTTCCGTGTTATGGATCTTATATTGGGAAGGAACCACAGGATACTCAAACGCGTTCGATCTACCACGCTTGTTAATATTGATCGTTGCATCGCCTTTGTAAGCATAGAAAAACATTTCGTAAATGTTGCCAAGGTAAATGTCGGGTTGGCGAGTTTGACCACCTACACCAGACTTGAGCCAAATGCCAGGCATGCGGCGTACGTTGAAGCCCTGGCGGTGGATGATAGTGAATACCACTTCAAACCACGGCTCAGGCCCGAACCAGAAGATCAACCATGAGTGATCGTTCATTATTCGCCAACATTCTTCGACAACACGCTCCAGGAACGAAACGTATTCCGTCTCAGGGATCTCCGTGTAGCTGGTGTCAAGCCCCATCTCGATGTTGTCCTTGATGTTTGGTAGGTCAATACCGTAAGGTGGGTCAACTTCCACTATGTCCATGACACCCGCAGGCACCTTCTGAACTAGCTCGAAAAAGTCTCCAACCATGTAGAGATCAGCGAGCTTGGTGTCCTTACGCTTCGTGGCGGCTACCATACGCGTGGCGAGTTCCGCACGGATGGCGACCTCCTCGACACGGTTAAGTAGCTTCAACGCTTCCGATTTGTTCTTGCATTTGTCCAAGCCGAGCTCAGGCATCTGCGCCATCGCCTCAGCAAGTTTGATGTCTTGTGAAGTGGTGCCGACAGCCTCGCCCAGAAGGTCTGCAGTGTCTCGCATAGAATGGCCTTCACTAACCAAGGCATGCTCAAGGTCCGTGCGGTCACCTCCGAACTTTTCCCCATGTATTTGGACCTGGAGATTATGGATATCTCGTTTGAGGTTGACTTCTTCCTGATATTCGAGATCTTTGCGTCGAATGTTTTCCTCAAGTTCAATTGATTTTCGTTCCAAGGGGGAAAGACCAGGTTCGTAGACTCTAACAGGGATTGTACTGATCTCTGCCAAACGGCACGCCTCAAGGCGGCGACCTCCTGCGAGGAGAGCGTATGTTCCGTCTCCGGTGTCTTCAACGGCGATCGGTTGGATAAGTCCTTTTTCTTTGATTGATCGTGCGAGTTCATGTAAGTCTCCTAGGTCCTTTCGATGTCGATCAGCGACGGTTATGCGATCGATGTTTGCGATTTCAACTCTCATTTTTCTCCTCGTAGTATTGGCAGTCGTTGTTCTCGTTAATTAGCCTTGGGTCTCCAAACGTTTCAGTCTGAGTTTCCGTGTACCAATCCCTATCCACACTCCAAGAGGATGCTCCTGGATAGGTGCACTCAGGATCTATCGCATCCATCTTTAGATATTTGCATTTACTACAGTATACTCTTTTCATTTCATCATCTTCTCCTCGTAGTATACACAGTTGTTAAGCACGTTTCTTTGGGAACATAGAACTCTGCCTTCAGCAGCGGTTATAGTTCTTTCTTCATACCAGTCTGAGTCACCGACTATCACTGGCGTTTCTGTGGCACAACATAGAGCTTCAGCCTTCTTTGTATAGGGAGGCCCTAAGATGTGCCTGCATTTACTACAAAACACTTTGCTCATGATTTCATCATCTCCTCTAGCTCAGCTATCAAGTTCGACGCCTGGTCTTCCGTAAGACTGGCAGCTTTCAGTTCTATAGGCCTCGCGGCCTTTGCAGCCCTCTTAGCGGGAGCCCTGTGTGTGCGTCGTGAGTGTCGCATTTCCTTCAGACGTTCAAGGAGCTGCTCGTCAGTCATGTCGGAGACCGATAGGTTTAGGTCATTTATCGTGGCCATGATACCATATCTCCTTAAATCTCTCAGGGGAGTGCTTAAAACAAAAGAACTCCTGGTTCTCCTCTCCGTCCTCTTGTATTACCATCGCCTTATCCCCACACTTTCCACACACTTTGTCAGCAAACATGAGTTGAAGTGGAGACTTGTCTCCGTGAATGTCAAGTATCTTTGCCATCTTCCACCTCGAATTTCACGTAGTCATCAAGCTCAATCTTCTGCTGAAGTACGGCAGCGATGAACATCGTTCCATGCGCCTTGAGCTTCTTAATCACGTCGTCGATGATAATTGAGAACAAAGCGTTCTTGACTCCCCAAGGGATCAAGGCCTTGAGGTCCGCGTTCTGTTCCTCGGTGATTTCGATAGAAAGGCGAGGTCGGTAAGATTTATCAAGCTTCGCTTGAGCGTCCTCTAGTATTCCCATTTGAGATCCCTCCGTCTTTGTTCATAAAATGAACGAAGAAGCAAGGCAGACCTACACCACTGTATCTCCAGCCCATTCCCTCCTCGGTCTGCCTTGCGACGTCGTTTACTTCGGGGCTATAAATTTTTTCACGTAATTTTGTTCCCCGTATTGCTCGTTATCCTCAAGACCGAGAATAGCCCATCCAGTCTTGCCGATCATATCCTCTATGTCGAGCTGGCCTGAAGTCGGAAGACCAAAACACTCGAGGAAGATCCGCAGGTTTGACCGAGCCCTTACGCGTTCCTTCTCATCCATCTCGTCGTGTTGCAGCCCAATGAACTTCGTGAAGTCCTTTGAAAGCGGCTGGTCTGCGATGTCGAAACGAGGCAGAAGGTAAGGGTGTTGGTTCTTGTCCATGTCCTGTGTCGCAGCAATGATTCGAAGTTTGTACTCCTCATTTGCCGGAACTGCTTTTGGCTCAGGAGCGTCAGCGACGCCCTCGCCGATGTCTAACAATGATCCCATAGTTGGTTCTCCTTAGTTAGGTTAATAGTGGTTTGTCACTCGTGTCCATTCCTGCTTTGCGCAAGATTTCCTTTATGTCCGGCTTCTCATATGTATCCAGCAACCCTCCTTTCGATAACCGGGACCGAGCCGTGTATGTTCCGGTATTTTTAGTTAACAAACGATAGTTGACGCCTTCACTAGTTTCCTTCGGAACCAGAATGTAAATTTCATCGAACTTCGTAGGGATAATAATAGTTCCCTTACCTGTCACCATGTAGCGATAACGAATGGTCTTATCAACTGCGTCCTCGTACTGCTCAAGGTGACCAGTGAGAATGAAGTCACATGAGAGGTCAAGTGATCTCGACAGCATGTTGAAAATCTCAGTTTTCTGAGGTGTATAATCCTTGGTGAAACGTGGCGCTTGACCAGCGATGCCAGCCTTTTGTAGGATTCGGTTCATGACTGCCTCGGCCCACGATGTCGATGAATCGATCACGTAAGTACCGATGTTGTCGAAGTAACCCATTGCGCGTCGTCTCTCGAACTCAGTCTTCCAGAGCTGGTATACAGAAGGATTGAGTCGGTCCTCGGATTCGAAGCGCGTGTCTGCAATGATTTCTCCTTTGTCAATATACTCCTGCAGACACTTGGTACCTCCGGGGTCAAACGAGTCGATATGAACAGGCTTTCGAGCGGTACGGAGTATGAACGTCTTCCCCGTGCCAAGTTCACCAAGGATTAATGCGTTGAAAGATTTTTGCTTAGTATCGTCGTTATACATTTCGCGTACGTGTCTGGCCTCGGCCAGGATTTGGTCGTCACTCATAGCAGTCTTCCTCCTGACAGTGGTATGTTCTCATATCGTTGCCACTTTCACCGAACTCGTCCGCCTCAGGGGTGATTATATGACCTTCCAGTGCCGCCTTGACTGCATGAGTGAAGCACAACACCTTTCCGGTCTCATTGTCGTGGTAAATAACCTTTAGATTAAGATTCATCATTACCTCCTAGTTCTTCCAGCATCTCCTCAATCATCCGTAAGGGCTTGAACTCCATATGATGTCGCATTTCTTCGCTGCGAGGATCCCAGAAATCTATCTTGAACCCTAACGGCGGCTCGTCGCAGTGTTGAAGTGGGTTCGGCCAGGCGAGACAAAAGTCGTGATAAGCACAGCCGAACCAGTTGCTGCAACTCGTAGGACGTGCAGGAAACGACTGCATTACAGAATCCGAATCGGACTCGTAGCTGAGAAGCGTGGTGTCTTCCTCAAGCTCGGATATGTAGTGCCGCGTGGTCTGATACCACGTCCTCATTTGATGAGGAAGTTTCCAGATCGGCAGGCGTTCGAAATCAAACAACGGTGCCTTGGTTCGTTTGAAGAACGCTCCATTCACCTTGACACCACGAACCTCGTCCTGTGGGTATAGGCAATAAAGTGAGTGAATGTAAGTGCCAATCTGGGTACTGAGCGGCCACTGGATCTGCCATTGGTTAGTAAAACTGGTTCCGGTTTTGTGTTCGAGCGAAAAGTAATAACGCTCGGTTCTGTGTCTAAGGACATCGTCCATACGGAAGAACATAATCTTAGTATCGGTGATTGGTACAGTTCCAGCAATCTCAGTGTATAGTACTTCGAAATCATCAAGGTCTCGTTCGTACTTGACCGAGTACTCGACCAGGGCCAGAACCGCTCGATCAGGCGTCTTAGGTGTAAAGAGTTCATCTGTCCCCTCCGGGAATTCTTTGCGATAATGAACACGCAATAGCTCCTGCGCATCACGAATTGACTCGGCTCCGTAGCCATGAAGGAGCAAGTGCTCCATCGCGAGATGCCAGGCCTGGCCAAAGACCAAGTGGTTGTTCGGAGCTTCCGGTCTCCACCCGAGCATGTACTCGAAGAAATACTTTCGAGGACACTCGAGATAGTCGTTCAATTTACTTGGGTCGACCACGTCCCACGTAGGATGGGTAGGTATTGGGTAGTTGTTCATTTTGTTAACGTGGTTTAGACCCACAAACGGACAGGTAAAGTGCCTTCGGTACCCCGGCAGCTCCAGCCAGGTCTTGATTCTCTTTATGTGAAAGTCATGGAGCTTCACGTCCAGGTTCTTGTTCACCTTGCTCTCCTTTCCACTTCTTGTAAGATTTCTGCTTGCTCCCTCAGCAACTCCATAACGCCAGTCATGTTATAGACATCCTTAGAGAATGCGTTTAGCTTTTCCTGCTGTAGTTCCTGAAGAGCGTCGACCTTGTACTCTAAGCTGGCAAGCCGATCCCTAAGATCTACAGTCAAGAAGCTCAGTCCTATAACTACGACAATCACCGTGAAGAAAACGACCGTGACTATGAACCCGATGATGCCTTTCATTCGACGCTCCTCCATCCTCGAACTTGGGAAGGTGCTAAAAGTTCGTCAATCATAACTGTTCGTTCGATGTAGCATCCGTCCGCGTCTGGCGTCCTGGATGCTTTGTAAAGAAGTAGGTTAATCCTTCCATGCATTCGAGCAAAGATCGAGCAAGCCAGTGAAGACATAACAGAGAGCCCAGTGATGAGAAGGAAATCTTCCTTATCGGACTCCTTAAGGTGTCGAACGAACTCCCGATACATATTGGCTACTGCATAACGGTTGATTGCGCCTTCAGAAAGAAACACAAGCTCACCGAAGCGTTCAGCATCCGAGTGGTCATGGCAGCCGCGGTTGACGACGAATACCTTTTTCATCTTATGATCTCCTTAGCTCGTCTGATCACGTAGTTGAGGGTTAGTACCTGGCAAGGACAATGATGAAGACCCTCCCTGACGGTACTGGGAAACATCCTTTGGCATATATCCTTGCAGGGGATGTGAGTCGCTACATCCGAGCCAGTGAAGGGACAGACGCCCTCCTTGTAATTCATCTGCCCAAGTCCTATTTCTTTAAACGTAGGCAACGCCAGCCACGCCCTAATAGCGGCCTTGGCGCCCTTTGGTAGTCTGAATCTTTTCATTTTTCTTCTCCCTTCTTGTCCTTATTACGTTGTTTACTGTCCACACTGGAAGTCCAAGTCGACGAGAAACGACAGCAGTGCTCAGGCCTTGTTTCTTGAGCTTTAGAATCCTCGCAACTTGCTCGTCCGTGGTGCGTGACTGATAAGGGCCTTTCATCGCAGCGCCGTGAGGTTGTGGAAGATGTCCCACACCACTTCCGGAACGTCCTCCTTCTTGAACACAAGTGAGTTCCAGTAAGTCTCGGAGCTCTCTATAGGACCTACCTCTGAGGCACCGTGACAGAAGGAGACGAAAACGTACTTCTCCTCAATGTCAATGTTAGTCACATTGTCAAGGTTGATTATGAAGTCGTTAATCCTTATCCACATGGTAGTTCTCCTTATCTTCTATCGGTTTATCTACAACACCAACGAACACCGGAAAACGAGGGACGCCCTTTCCCACTGTGAGATGTTGATACTGGACATGGCATAGTCTTCCTGCAAGAACTTCTCGGGTATCCCACAAGCTTGCTCGATCTTCATCCGTAAGTCCTGAACCAACACTAAAAGTTGTTTCGTCGGAGCCTCGACAAACAAGGGCTCCAAGGCGACCTTTGGCGTTACCGTTCTTGTCGATCTCTTCCTTATAGTCAATGATTTCATAGAAGTCGTCCTTCTTAGGTTTGAACTTCATCATCATTGGTGAGCGACGGCGAACGTACTCGTTGTCGATGTGTCGTACGACGATGCCCTCATAACCTTGCTCAATTAACTGATCGTAGGTCTTCATGATGTCGTCAAGTGTCCAACATGGAACAGTTGGTACTGAGAACAATGGAGGCTTGAGGTCCAGTTCTGGAACCACCCTTGAACGTACATGCTGCGGGCCACTAACGACGACATCAAATACATGGAAGTTTATCGCCTGGTAGTCAGGATGGAGATTCTTGGTGCGACTGACGACAGAGTGAATTTCCTCGAACGTCCAGCCGTGAGCGTAGAGCTCGCCGTCAAGCTCATGAGAGGTTAGTAACTTGTCCGCTGCCTCGTTGATGTGAGGTACGGACACGATTACGTTCTCCTCGCTTGAGAGAAGAAGATAAGCTCCGCCTACGGGCACTGCCCTACATCGTTCGCCGTCGAACTTCGGCTGAACCAAATAGGGTGGATTCCATCGAGCAAGACGCTTCTCCTCAAAAGGGTAACATAACATTATTCCGGAGCGTTTAGTCCACTGATGGTTGTTCATGTTGCACCTTCCTTGTTTCTTCCTCTATCTTCCGAAACGCCTCGTCCCAGGTTTTAGCTCTCCCAGAGACGCCATATCCCTGTGGCTGTTTAGGTAAGCTACTGTACACTTGCCTCTGAGCTTCAGTTTTTCCGTTTGAGTATCTGATCAGTTCGGTTTTGGCTGTTACGTACGCCTCAGGATAATCTTTCGCCATTTTGGCGAGTGCTTGTCGTATGCTTTTTACTTTACTCATCTTATTCTCCTTTCTTACAATCTGGACAAACAGGCGGCGGCATCTTCCGGCTGAAGTTCACCATCTTGATCTCCTCAACGAATTGCTCACCACAAACGGAACAAATAGAATGACTCGACCAGGTTTCCTTTACGTCCGCAAAGGCCACGTCAAGGTTCAGTGGACCGCCTTTGGCTCGTCGTTGTTTCACGTCCCTCGCCCTCATGTATTTTGTTGTGGAAATTAGAAGCAATTTAAAAGGGCAAGGGAGTTACCCCTCACCCTCTATAAGCCGGCTAGCGAGCCCTAGCCAGAAGCTTTCTCGGTCCCGGCAGTCTTGATGTCTTTCTTCAAGTCTGCCAAAGCGGCAATCTGCTCTTCCGGTGACATGCCAGCAAACTTGGCCTTGAAGGCGGCGACTGGATCACTTACACGCTCGATGGCAACGCCTGGCTTCCAGGCAGCCATAAGTTTGACGATTTCCTCGGCTGACTTCTTGGCCTCAAGGTAGCGCCGCATAGCAGCCTGAGCAGTGATCTTCGCACTGGCTTTAAAGTTCGAAAACACCACGGCTTCGCCAAACTTGGTGATGGCATCTTCCAGACCCTCACCGAAGTCTACATAAATCGTAGCTTCTCTGTCTTCGTCACCGACCTTTTTCTTGGCCTTAATTTCTACGTCCGCCATGATTCGTTCTCCTTGTTAAAGTTCTTGTTGATAGGTTTTAGTTTTTGGTAGGAACAATTAGGCTAGATCATATTACGCCTCCTTTCGCTTTCTCATGATATGACAAAAGCATCATAACATAATGTTGGTTAGTTGTCAATGTAATAATTGACATTTTTAGGCCTAGGATCACAGATTGACTCCAATGCTTCTCTGTTCATAAAATGAACGAAGTTGATCAATCGAGCTCCTTTTCATACTTCCATGCCACAGCCTTCAGCAAGGCCAGAGCCTTCCCAGGCCTGCGTTTGGCTATTCGCTCGATCTTCGGGATGAAGCCAGCATCGAGGAAGTAGCGATACTTCACGTTGTTGATAAGGACGCCGATTTCACCACAAGCAAGAGTGTAGCGGATGGCGAAGTTAAGCTTTTTCAACTCAGTATCCATGTCCAGAACTTGGCTATGTAGAATCCCTCGGTCACCAAGTAGGCGACGCCCACGAGGAACAACACGTAGCACGACCATAACATGATTCTTCTCATGCGTAAGCGTTTAGGACGACCGCGGACGCGATGAAAAGTCCTAACAAAAACATCGCCAGTTGTAGTGCATACTTGTGTCTCATCTCCTCTCCTCCTTCTGTTCAAGTTTTCTGTTGACAACGTTCCAACACCTCCTTGCTCTTAGAGGTCTTCTCGAACTCCAACAGTGCTCGAAACACATCAGGTTCGAGATACACTCTGTCAGTTGGCACCTCGTGATCGTTGGCGTGGAGCCAGATGCCGAAGCCATCAAAGATGGCATAAACGCCGTCTCCTAAATACGAAGCTGGTGCCCTTCCACCTTCGAAGTTTATTATTTCCATCTTTATCACCTCCTTTCCATCTTATTGCAGAAGCCCTCACACCGAAGCATGAGGACAACTGTAATACTACGGAAGCGGTTCAAGTGCTATACCTTGAATCCAAGGATCCTTGTTAGCACCTGATTTGCCACTGGAGTAACCAAGCATACCAGTAGCAACCTGGCCACCGTCCTGTGTGGCGTTTAAACTGCCACTAACGCCACCAAGTCCGATGCCCCAACCAGTTGCGTACATTGAGAAGTCCACGCCCTGACGGGTAATGTGTACTGTGTTAGAACCCATCTTGTTCGCAATGAGTAGCGTCAACTGAAGGGCATCCAGGGACGTGAAGTCCTTACCTGCCTTAGCCATGACATAACCCCGGCGTTGGTAACGCTTGTCAGCCACATTCTTTTTGCCAGTGTAGATGACCGTCACGACCTGCTTCAGAGCCTCGACGTTGGTGACACGCTCAAGCCCGTTCGCTTCCAACATTTCGTTGGAAAGACTTGCCTGCAGAGATCCAATGGTGAATGCGTTTCCATAAAGCAGGATGTCTGCAAGTGGCCGAAACCTGAAGCCAGGGTTGTCAGGACCGAAGTAGGGAATCAACTGAGGGAATTTCAGGTCCTGAGGCACGACGTTCATAGGGATCTTGGAACCCTGGTGAGTCGTGTTGATAACCGCCAAGGACTCCGCCGTGGAACCTGCCAAGGCGACGCCAGCAAGAAATAGAAAGCTTACTGCGAAAACCAGCAGTGAGATCATTATGCTTTTCATGCTTATTCTCCTTTGAGGTTAGGACTGGCCAGGATCGGCCAGCCCAGTTAAGGTTTACAGTGAACCTAAACCAACGTGACTCTCGGAATGTGTAGGACCACCTGTGGATGAATAGGAGGTATGGGTAGCGTTGGCACTGCTACCGCTAACTGCAGATGTACCACACGTATGAGCATACCCGCCATCAGCAATATACCTGTCACCTCTGCCACCGGAGTCGTAACTGTAGTCAGCATATCCACCAGTCCATGCCTCTCCACTACCCTTTTGAGCATAAGAACTGGCCTCAACTCCTCCACTGCCTGATACGTTAGCATAGCGACGATCTGCACTACCGTATCTATCGGCATTCGCTTCTCCATAACTTCCTACAGCACCCCAAGCCGTACCAGTATTCTGCCATCCAGTAGTCTCGCTGAGTCCGCCGATAGCGCCACCAGTGGTTTTAGAAAAACCATGAATCTCAAGGTCAGGTCCTTTCTCATAGGCCCAATAACTGGCATCACTACCTTGATCCCCTTGAACCCACTGATTTCCATAGGACAGTTCGCCTCCTGTGTACTGATAGCCATATCCCTCTATCTCGACTTCTGCTCCTTTGCCAACTGCCCACGCTCCAGACCGCTCAAGGGATTGTGAAGAATAGACACCACCCAAAACTCCATCTGAAGTAAGGCTACGGAAATGGCCTTCTTTTGTGTATCCTGGATAACCAAAGACTCTGGCTCTGGTGTAAGTGTCACCCACTGCATCAGCAATAGCCCAACCACCTGTACCACTGTTGTAGCTATCTGCCAACGCAGGGCCGGCCACAAACAACACTCCAAGGACAATAAGCAAGCTTATTAGCTTTCTCATTTTTGTCTCCTTTCAAATTTTCAAAGAACAAATAAGTTAATGAACATCTACAAGTTAATGAACATCTACAGGTTTCGCCTTGGGTTGACTATCCAACCAACACTCAAGGAGCGTCCAAGGTCTCGAGAAGGTGACCTGGTCCTTGCCCAGAGGTCCAGACCCGCAGGAGGTAGATCCTTGGACGTCCGTTCAATGTTAGTCAGGTGGTTCGGTGCTAATTGTAATCCACAGATTGTTGGCAGGGATACCACCAGAACGTGAGATGGACTGATTCACGTAGGTGATGTCCATCATCGTGTCCTCGCCCTGTACGAGCTCTTCTTGATAACGATCTCCACCAGCCTTGCGTGCTGGTCGTTCAAGTGTGAACTTGCGAGTTAGTTTCATGTTGTTCTCCTTTCGTTTAGGTTAACCAAAGGTCTCGTCCTGACACTTTTGACATAGGTGACTAATGTTAAACTCTTCCCAGCTTAACTTGTCTTTGAAGTCTTCTTTCTTCACGTTGAGCGACCCACAAGAGACGCAGCCGAGATCCTGGGTGGTTCTGCCGAATATTCTCTTTGCGACGCCGTCAACGAACTCCTGCATTTCCTTACTTCTTTCCATATCGAAAGTCTCCCTTCATCTCATAAGGTCCGCGATCAGCTTGTCTTGCTGATCTCTGGACATCTTCTCGAACATATTTCTGAACTTCTCCTTTGCCCTTTCAAGACTATCCTTTGTCTCGTCCTTGGGCACGTGAGTGATTTTTCCTTCTTCTTCTTTTGCCTTGCGTTCTGCCTCCAACGCACGATTCGCCCAGTAGGTGCAGCAGCGATCGAGTCGTTCGTATCGCTGCCGTGCCTTGACGAACTCGGGGTAGATCACTGCGTGACGCCGTTGGCAGTCCGTGGCTCGTTGACGGTGGTTCATAGACTCCTTCCTCCACTATGTTCATAAAATGAACGAAGTTGTTCAAAATCCATCGAAGCGAACCTTGAACGGCAGTGCTCCAAGCGCTGCAAGCAAGTGCGCCGTCTTTCGCTCGCTGGCCAGAATGCACTCAACGATTGAGACGTTGTGGATGGGAAACTGCCTACGCAAGTCCGCGTGGCTCATTCCGGAAGGAAAGCCAGTGATGTTAGACAGTGGCAGCTTGGGCTTGCGTGGTGCTGGTCGGTGTCGGCGTCGTAGTTTAGCTTTGGTCATACTTCTCCTCCTTCCATTATAGGATCTAATACATCAAGTATCTCTTTGACGTCTTGCTTAGTAAGTTCGAACCCCTCCTCGTGGATAAGAGCTATTTGTAGGTCTTGATAAATTCTTTCTAATTCCTCAGTCACTTTGGTTCACCTCCCTTCTTGAGCTAATGTTCAAAGAACGCTCGGGCGGAGGAAAGAGTCAATAAAGTTCCCGAGCGCCCCTTCAACATTAGGCTATTAACTTCTCCAACTCGGCCAGAACATCAGCGGCCGTTTCAGGCTTGGGTTCGGCCTTGGGCTCGTCCACGTGACTCAGCATCTCTTCTGCTTGCTCTGCTATCATTGGAATCTCACTTGTAGGGCCTGTCTCATAGTCAACCAGTGGAGCCTCGTTCTTGCCGAGTCCAGGACCTTCGTACTCTGGCTCGGGAGCCGGAACCTCTTCGACCATCTCCGGTTCCTCACCTGACTCGTACTGCTGTAGGTGTCTACTGGCCAGCTCCTCACGACCAGGGCCTGATGTCGGAACCTCCTCGTCAACCGTCTCCTGTGGTGCTGGCGTTGGAGAAGGCTCCGGCCCATAGTTCTTCTCATGAACTTCCTTCATGCCTGCGTGCCTTTCGATCGGCTTTACCTTTATGCGTGGCAGCTTGACTACCCTCGTACCCGTCACGACGTAAGGCTCGAGACGAGAGTATTGCTCCTCGTCATAGACCTTTCTGTATTTCGTCTTCGAGAACAACGTTCTCACTACCACCGTCTTCTTATTGCTCTTGACTACCTCCGCGTCGAACCAGTCGTGGCCAAGCATGACCTTGACCTTTTGGTTCGGCTTGTAGTCGATGCGGAGTCCTTTGTAACTTGTCTTACCCATTAGCACCTCCTTAAGTTGATACCCAGTCGTGGAACGTGTCAGGCAGTTGGCCCTCAACTATACACTCATCTACGTAGATTGTGTAGTCTAAGTACACACCATTGAGTGAGACAGACCTTTTGCCTATCATCAACCTGATTTCTTCATACTCCCTACCATTTATAGTAATGGTCGCGAGTACATCCTTAATTTCTTTCGCCATTGTCCTTCCCTCCATTAAAGGTTGCCTATTAGGAACACTAAGTCTCCCATCCCTGTCAAAAACGCCACGAGCATCGTGAACAACGATGGCTTCTCAATAAGGTAACTGATGGCAACGGCAGTGCTTAGCAGAACCATGATTGAGTCTAGCATTCTACTCCTTCGGAAGGTGTACGTTGATGAAGTGCCCGCCGACAAAGTCGATGCTCATTAAAACAGGCATCTCGCCCTCGTCGTTTTCGCTTTTGACTAGTGAGACAAGAATTTCATCACCAGGCTCGATCTGTTCCGTGAGTTTCTTTATTAGTTCTAGCCCTGTCATAACTTTTCTCTATTCTTAATTGTTTAAAATCAGTATACCATAATCAAACGCAGATGTCAAGGCTCTATTGGTGTTTTTTTTTGTTCTACGTCATTTTGAGGTCAGGAAGTTTCAGGCTCTTCTACGACCGGAACGCCATTGACGTTGCCAAGCTCGTCATGCTCAGACTTGGAGCGTGCGGCTTGCTTAGCAGTGGCTATCCGCTGCGCGTCGGTGATAACCTGCCCCATCTGAACAGGGTCGCTCGTTATCTTCTTAAGCTCTCCCTCTACATCTGCCTTGGTCCTTCTCGACTTCAGCTCTTTCACGTCCCATCCCTCGTAGTCATAAACTTCACGTTGCATCTCCTCCATGTAGTTCCTACCGCCGCGTCCGCTTGGGTTCAGGTCGCCAAGCCCGAGCCTTGTTAGAATCTCCCTTGCGTCGGTGATGCTCGTCACGCGCTCTGCATGGCCGCCCTTTATCAATATTCCCTCAAACTCCTCAAGCACCAGGCGCATTAGGAAACTCCTGCTCGGAAGCATTTGGCCCTTTATTGCGAAGAATCGTGCTACGGTAGCCAATGTAGTGCTCTTCACTCTCGCTTGCACGAGTGCGTCGCTCTTCTCTTGTCGATACATCGTTTACTCCTTTCCCATTGTTCAGACTATCATACCACATTCAAGCGTAGATGTCAATTTAATATTTGGTGGAATTGTATGCGGTGACGCGATTGACTTGCGTGACTCGACTGAGTGTATGTTGTATGCCACCCCCCCATGCCTTCCTGCCAATGGTCGAACGAAGATGACTTGTTGTCCAACTACGTTCATATTATGAACGAAGTAGCCGAGAGAGAGAGAGAGAGAGAGAACAATTCTTCTTTCTCTTTCCTTCTTTCTTTCTATATTTTTTTTTAAATGTTGTGGGTTTGAGGCCCTAAGCCTTAGTTCTGGCGGTAGGTGAAGCCTTCATCTTCGTTCATGGATTTGGCGGAAGGGCCTACCCCCCCGCATACAACATACAGTCACGCAAGTCACGCGAGTCACGCGAGTCATTGTATACATTCAAACGAACGAAAGCCCAGGCAGTTCTCACTACCCAGGCCCTTGTGGCGTTAGTTGAGATCAGGTTCGATGATGTACCACGCCTCTCGATACCAGTCAGTGTCTTCGTCTTTGCAACGCTTGTCGATGTGATCGACTGCCTTCTGCTTGGAATCGTACGCAGCCACGAAGTGACTGCCACAATAAGGGTCATCGTCGTGCTCCATGATGATGTAGATCTTCACGTTCTCACCTCCCTTCATTGCTTGCCTTACTTCATCCAGAAGTATAACACTGCCATCGCTTCCTTGTAACTCCAAAACGGTCCTACTGCTGACCTCGGTGGGTCTTGCAAACTTCCACCGAACATTAGAATCGGTCTTGTTGCCACGACTGGCTCACCATACTCTTTAACTATCCACCATGTTCTCATTCTGTTTCACCTCCCTTCATTGTGTAGTTGCTTACCATTAGGTGATCTGGTGGTTCTAATGCGACCTGCTTGTTTTAGGTTCTGTCCTTACTTGGTCTTTCGTAATGCTTCTAACCCTGCGAGGTGCTCTGCTTGCTGCTCAGGACTCAGTCCTGCAAACAAGGCCGCGTAAGCCTTCGTCGGGTCTGTTGCTTGCTTCCCAGCGTCCAATGCACGTACGGAGTAACCGGTTTTTTCCAACTCATCTAAGTCCTTGGTCTTCATCTTTTTTAAAACGCGCTGGATTGAGATGATTAGATGTGATACTGCCCATGACCGTTCAGTCGCTTTATCAACGCCATCAAAGTCGATGGTGACGTCGATAACTGCTTTGTAACCTTCAGGCAAGTCACCGCCTGATACTGAACATGCTTTAGTTGTTGTGTCCATAGTGTTTCCCCTTTCATTAGCAGGCCACACCAGAACCACCAGTCATATTCTATTGTCAATGAACGTGTTGTTCCCATGCCCTTTCGCATGGTTGATTCCATTAAAACATAGAACACCATGAATGTCAAGGAAATAATTCAATCCACGTTTTGCTATCACAAAATTCAAAGGGGGAAAATAGGTTTCAAAACGCGCGGGAAGGCTTCTGCAGAAAATGTATGAGGTATTAAATACCCACAAAATTGTGATAAAAGTCAACTACGTTCATAAGCTGGCGAGGCCAGCGAAGTGACAATGGATTACTTTGTTCATTTTATGAACGAAGAAGAGGTTGACCTTGGGTTAGTTTGCGAGGCGGCGACAGGTTTGCGAGCGTGCAACGCCTCCCCACAAATGGTTGGAAATGAAGAACGAGGCCAGTTTCCACCCAATAATAACTTGACATCTGATGTGGAATTGTGGTATAGTGAATGATATAATGAAAGAGGTTTAAAGGGAGACAGATTATGGCGTGGAAGATGTCAAGGAGAGCGTTTCTGCTCTTGAATACTGAGGTTGCTTCGTTTACCTTGGATGAAGGAGGGGAGTTTCAGGCAATAAGAACTTGGCCTGGCTATTCAGTAACAGTGAAGGACATAGTCTTGTGTGAGAAGACAGTCAACACTTGGAATCGTGAGATCTGGAGAAGGGTTAAAGCGTTAAGGGGCCTCGACTGTCACTCCTTCATGACAGCAGATGGAAAGCGATATGATGCACGAAATGATTTTAGGATTTATTAAGGGAGACGGGTTATGGAAGACAACTGGAAGCACAGAAGTATGAAGATGAGATGTGGGACGTGTATGTACTTCGTTGAGAAGCTTACAAAGTCTCCACAGCAGGAAGGGCACATTATTGGTCGCTGCAGGCGGCATGCTCCGACAATGAAGGGCTGGCCAGTGTTGTTCTCTGACGATTGGTGCGGAGAGCATAAGATTGACGAGGAGAAGGTTTAAAGGAGAGCAAAGTGATTCAAGAGGCAGAAACTAAAGCTTTGATGGACAAGTTATTAGACCATCTATTCACGTCGTGGCTCAAGGAGCACGCCAGACGCTGCCCGAACTGTGACGAGGGCATAGAGGAAGCTGTTTGCATTTGCTCCGAGTCTGTGCTGAAGATGAAGGAGATCCAAGGCAAGATAAAGGAGGTTCTGAATGGCTCAGGACGCGGAACCTAAAACCGTAATGGATGAGATACTGAACTTGCTTAGTGAGAATCCCGAGTTCAAGCCCAAGCTTGTGTCCAACCCCAGGCACGAACCTAAGCTTATCCACGCGCCGAAGCCACCGAAGGAGAAGTATCACAACGGCAACCGTGGGCCGGACGAGCGCAGAGTAGCTCCCGACAAAAAGCGTACGTTCGAAGTCAGTGAGATGTGGGACGTGCATCACGAGATCGTGCGGCGACTTCTAATTGGACAAAAAGTAGTCAACATTGCTAGGGATCTCGGTGTAAGTGAAGCAATGGTTTCTTACACTCGTAACTCTCCGATCGTGCGTGAGAAGCTCGAGATTATGAAGGGTGCACGCGACGCTGAGACACTTGACTTGGCCAAGCGTATCCGTGAGAATGCTCCACAGTCGTTAAAGCTACTTGAAGACATAATTAGCGGCGAGGTTGACGGAGTACCTATTGGAGTTGGGCTAAGGGCGAAAGAGGCCAACACTATGCTTGCTCGTTCCGGATTCGGCCCAGTTCAGAATATCAAGGGAGCGATCGTTCATGGACACTACACGAGCGACGAAATCGACGAGATTAAGCGGCGTGCTGTTGAGGATGGATTGAAGTCTGGCCTCGTTGTTGAAGGTGAGGTCGTAGAGATGGAAGCCGAGTAATGGATTACGTGCCAAAGTACTTTCAGCCTTATGAACTAGTGCCGAGAAGCACCTATGATCTTTATAAGAGGAGTGGGAAGCTCGATCAAATCTGGTGGCTCTTTGATCCCAGGACTTTGCAAGTTGGCGATCTGATAAGAGAGCGTTATGGTAAGATGATTGCCAACACTTGGTGGTGGGGTGGAGTTCATGAGTTTCGTGGATGGCGTCCTACTCGGTGTTCTGTCGGGGCGAAGCGATCTCAGCATCGTTTTGGTCGTGCAGAGGACTTGGTTCCTGTCGAGGTCGCGGTCGAAGAGATTTGGGCAGATATCGAAGCCGGAAACGATTTTCATTGGATTACTTGTATTGAGAAATCCAGCCACAGGAAGAAGATCACCTGGCTTCACCATGATGAACGAAACTACCGCGGGCTTTTGATCGCTTATCCGTAAGGAGGCAAACTATGAAAGGAAGACCTTTAGCAGCACTAGGAACCGCATTGTGCATAGTTTTGTCTGCTGTGGTGCTGACCATAGTGGTGTCTCTATTAGGAGGCTAAAATGATTCTCGACATCATAGCTTCAATCGGAGGGTTGATTATTCCTCCGGCGTTCAACTTTATCAAGAAAAAGTTTATAAAATCGGAGAATGACACCCCGGAGCGGACGATAGGTGATTTAGCAACGACAAAACCAGAAGTCGTGTCGGATTACGTCCAGGCCTTGTCAACTTTATTGGATGCAAAGGTGAAGTTCTTCAATCGCGACGTGATTGGTTCGCCAAGTCAGTGGGTCGTTGATCTTCGCGCCGCCATTAGGCCGTGTGGAGTGGTTATGGCCTTTATAATCTTAGGCTACATGGTTTATGAGCAAGATGTGACTGTGACCGCGACCGATACCTGGATTGGAATTAGGCTCTCGTGTGAGACTATGATCACCTCCTGGTTCGGGAGTCGGTTCACAATTTCAAAATAACTATGTTCATTTTATGAACGAAGTGGAGGAACAAAATGAGATTCGCTACGCAAACTTCAGGGAAGGCCAAGATTACTTGGAAACAAACTTCCACGAACACTGCAGCAGGTCTGACCGCGGCGAATATAGTTGGGACTGCAGGCCAGAACGCCGTTGGAGCGTTGATTACTAACGAAACGAACGACATCCGTTACACACTTGATGGAACTGATCCTGAAAGTTCCGCTGATGATAACTTTGGTCACGTCATGCCTGCAGGTGGTGGGATTATTCTTGATGACCCTGGCCAGGTGCAGAACTTCCTATTCATCAGCAAGACTGCTGGTAGTCATGGAGTTCTCCATATAACCAGTTTCTTTGCCAAGTTATAAGGAGGTGCGAGATGCAGATTATTGCTAAACCTTATACTGATGCAACTGACGTTGCGGCAAACACTGCAGCGCGGCATACGCAGGGAACTGATACTACGCTTGGCACGATGACTGGCAACATCGTTATGGGAGGCCATAACCTGACTGGCGCTGGAATTATAAGCGGCGGACTTGATGTCATCAATGTCAGTGAGAACACCGAGCTCACTGCAGCTCAGTGCCTTGGATCGATTTGTTTCGTTTCCGGCGCTTATACAGTAACACTACCTGCGGTCTCCACCGTCAATGAAGGAGGTCATGTTTCGGTCTACTCCACTGGGGCGAACCTTGTGAAGCTGGATCTTGATTCCAGTGATCGTTTCGTGCTTGATGGAACTGCCCTTACTGACGATCACATGCTTGACTCCGAGGGCGCTGCTGGTGACTACATTACTGTGGTTAAGGATTCCGCTGCCGGTTGGACAGTTGTAGGGCGTGCAGGAGCATGGTCTGATGGAGGTACTTCGTAATGGCACCAAGTCTGATAGGCTTCACAGGTACGATTGACTCCGGTTTTACCCCCTCTGGCTCTCCCGTAGGCCATTGGTCTGCTGATACCATAACTGGGCTTGAAGATGGTGACCCCGTTGGGACTTGGCCTGACCAAGCTAATAGTAATGATTTAACTCAAGGAACAGCAGGTAAGAAACCTATCTATAAAACAAATATTCAAAACGGTTTACCGTGCGTGCAGTTTGATGGCGCTGATGATTACATGGTGACAGCAGCTTGGACTGAGATAACTCAACCCAACACAATTTTTACCGTGCATGATTATACGATGGGTGCTACGGATTATATTTTTGATAGTATAAATGGCCTTTCTGAACAATCCTTATATTGCCAAACTGGTCAGATGCATTCTAGGTTGGATGCTGGTACAGCAGTGTTAGTTGATCCATATATGTTGCAGACTGGAAATCCTGAATTGGATGTTGTTTTGTTTAATGGAGCATCTTCTTGGTTTAGACAAAATGGAGTTCAATCAAACAATATAAATCCTGGGGCAGAAGGAATGATAGGCTTAACTCTCGGATCTTATTTTGGCGTTAATACTGGATTCGCACAAGTAGATATTTTTGAGTTTATTCTTTACGATGGTAATGAAGATCCCACAGACAATGAAACTGGCCTTAACACAAAATGGGTACTTTATTAAGGAGGCAGAATGAGATTTTCAGTTGAAAACGAAGCTCTTGATTATTTAGTTGGGAAAGAAGTTAAGGATGCTGCTAATCCAGCGATTTCTTATATATCCAAAAGCAGAAAAGAATCTAAAGAAAAGTATGCTAAGTGGATTGAACGAAAACGGTTTATGTTTTCTCCACAGGAGTTTGAAGCGTTACAAGGTAAGATTCAGAATCAGTCTGTTAGAGATCATTATGGAAACGTATTTGTGGATTGGACAGAGGGCAAACCAAGGCGTCAGGCTATTATTATTGTTGAAGCTGATCAGAAGGACAATGCAAATACTATTGCTAAACAGATCGACAGTATAGGAGGAGACCAGACGTTCTCAGGACTGGGTTTGTCTCCATCTGGTGAGGGTTCAGCTACGCATTACGGCTGTAGCTGGAACTGCTCCTCTAGCGAGTATGATTTCTTAGTCGAGAACTTCATTGTTCATGATGGTGAGAAGATATCTTTCAATGACGTCTTAGATCAACTTGGATTAAGGCGAGTCCAGGAACTTGAGATGACTTCGGAGAAGTTATAATGTGGACGGAGATAGGAGGAGCAGCACTCGTGATAGGATTAGGGATTCCAGCATTTAGATTTCTCAACGGTCGTATCACGCGGACTGAAGACAAAGCTGGTGAGACATCAAGCAAGATATTTGACAAACTGGACGCCCAGAATCGAGAAATCGGGGAGGTCAGAACTAGTTTGAAGGCTGTGAAAGAAACGATGCAAGAAGGCTTCAAGAGGATCGAACGGAAGATCGACAATGGAAATAAACGTTAGGTTGAAGGACGATCCAGAAATCAAGAACATCATGGCGAAGTGCTACGCAAGCACTCGCATCAGCTCCAAGGTGTTGTTTCCTGAACGCTTCTGGCTTCCGTTCTCTGATTTGCATGAAGAGATTTTCAAGGTTCTGGACGATGATTCGATTCAACAGGCTGCTATCGCTGCGCCACGTGGCTTTGGAAAGACCACGATTGACACGATTGCTCATCCCGCTAAGCGGATTCTGTTCCGAGAGAAGAAGTTCATTGTTCCTATTAGCGCGACGGCAACTAAAGCAGTAATGGACGGTGAAAACCTCAAGCGAGAGCTCGCGACCAATTCGGTTGTTAAAGAACTGTTTGGCCCGATAAAGAGTGACTCGTTCTCTAAGGAACAGTGGATAACGCAATCTGGTACGATGGTCATGCCGCGTGGTGCAGGCCAGCAGATTCGTGGAATCCTGTTTGACAAGTATCGACCTGACTTAATCATTGGTGACGACATCGAAGATCCTGAAGCCGTACGAAACGAGGAGCTTCGAGCGAATCTCAAGGAGTGGTGGTTCTCAGATGTTTGCAACTCGATTAACCGCGCCCGGAAAGATTGGAAGATTGTTGTCGTCGGGACTATACTCCACGAAGACTCTTTACTCCAGAACTTGCTTGATGATCCTGATTGGTATAGCGTTCGGCTTGAACTTTGTGACGACAATCTTAGGTCTAATTGGCCTGGCTTTATGTCAGATGCTGAGGTTAAGAAACTTTATGAATCACATAAGAGACGCGGTCAGCTCGATGTCTTTTACCGTGAGTATCGCAACTTACCCGTATCTACTGAGGATGCTACATTTAAGCAAGAGTATTTCAAGTCTTACTCGGAAACGGATAAAGAGTTTTCTGAGATCAAACACCAGCTTGAAAATGTGGTGATCGTTGATCCAGCTAAGACAGTCAAGTTGCACTCGGCCGAAAGTGCTGTTGTTTGTATCGGGATTGATCGCCAGAGTGCCAGGCTTTACGTTCGGGATATTGTGTCAAGGAGGATGTATCCTGACGAGCTTTACAACGAGATGTTCCAGATGTGCTCTCGTCACAAGGTTCGTGTGTTCGGCGTTGAAGTTACATCACTTAATGAGTTCGTTACTCAGCCAATCAGAAACGAAATGATGAAGCGTGGTCAGATGATGGAGCTCATAGAGCTTAAGGCACGTGGCGGAGTTAAGGGTACTAAGGGGGAAGGCAAGGAGAAACGTGTCGCGGCGTTGGTTCCTTATTATCGCCAAGGCTACGTTTATCATAACGAGGCGTGTTGTACTGGACTTGAAGCACAATTGTTGAGCTTTCCGCGTTCTAAGCTCTGGGACATCATGGATGCAACAGCTTACATTGTGGAGATGCTCGAGCTTGGTGGACGTTATTTCGAGCCACCGGCGTTTGAAGACCCAGAAGATGAGTATAAGGAACTTTACGAGGAAGCTGAACCATTAGTGGAGGGTTGGAGATATGCCTAAGGTAGTCGGAATGTATGAAAAGAGCAGGAAGGGTCTGGCTCATAACATGGGTGGGATCTTTGGAAAGCCGAAGAAGAAAGAGGTTGCGCCTGCACCTAAGCCTAAGGGACAAATTAAGGACGTAGGTACTGAGACCAAGTCTGCTATTGAGAGTAAAAACGAAGCTCTTCGAGAGGCAACGAAGGAACCTGAGCCTACTCCTACACCTACACCTGCACCTACTCCAACAACACCCGAGCCTGAGGCTGATATCTCCAACAGAACGGCCACGATGGCTATGAGGAAGCGTAGGTTGGCATTTGAGAAGGCGGAGAGGGAGAAGAAAAAGAAGTAAATGGCCGACAAGAAACTATATGGAGTGTTCTTTGGTCCTTATCTTTATGAGGACGACGCTGCGCTAGATGATCCCGACGGTGACTTCTCAGGCATGACTTGGGATGCATCCGTTACAGATGGGCTTCATCTTTGTGCTGGCGTTAGATTCCTCGACTCAGATCAATCACACCACCTGACGCTTACGTGGAACGAGAATGACTCCGGGAATCGTACGCTTCAGTTCCTTGTCGCTGGTGGAAATCGTTCTTTGACATTAAATGAGAATTTCACGGTCGCCGATGGTTATGACGTCACGCTCCAGGCTCTTGGTCAAGCTAATCAACTGACGTTGAACGAAGGTCTTACTATCGGTGACGGTCACAGTGGAACGCTTACGTTCTCTGCTGCGTCCAAGGTTATCACGGTCGAGGACACTACCATCGCAAATAACCCTGCTTACGTGGACGGTCCGCTCTCGCCACAAGTTCTGTCCGGTTGTACTATTTCTGTTGGAACGAATGCAGGCACTGCGAAGGTAGCTGCCGGTACTGTTTTGCTTAGAACTACGGCTTCTGATTCTGGTGTGCTTCGAAAGTATTCTGTCAGTGAGACGGACAACATAACGCTTGCCAGTGCGGACACTTCCTATTTTGTACAGATTCAGTGGAATAGCGGCTCTCCCATTGCTGCCGTTTCTGCCTCTTCTGCCAACGGCCAGACGGATATCAACATTGGTAAAGTATTGAAAGAATCGGATGATACTTTTCATTACACTAATGGCGGGTACAGACTTTTTGATGGTGTAGCAAAACTGCACCACAGAGCAGGACACCTTAGGGAATGGGAGATGTGTTCTGAGGTAAACATCAGTGATAATGGAGATAAAACCTTTGTTATTAGTTCAGGACACTTCTTTAGGGGAATCAATAAGACAAGTTTTTCTACCTGGGATAGCTCAGGAGCAGACCGATTTACTTATGCACTTTATTATGACGGTGCTTGGCATTACATTGCCGATCAACAGTACATAGATGTAGACAACTACAACGATGTAACTGATGCTGTTGACGGACTCAAAACGTGCAACAGATATAAGTGTGACTGGGTGTTCGTACATCCTGATGATGGAGACGTTTTTGTAGTCTATGGTCAGGACGACGATAATGTTGGGAACATCGAGGACTCCACGGTTCCTTCTCTTCCTGATCTGGTAGACACGTTTGGTGCGTTGATCGGAAGAATTATTATCGACGGCGGTACGACAGCATTTCATCGAATCGAGATGATTAACCAGACGCCGCTTATTCCTTCTCCAGTTATCGACCACAACGATTTGTCAAGCATTCAGGGCGGGACTACGAGCGAGTACTATCATCTTACTTCTGCCCAACATACGGTAGCGACTCAGGCGGCAACAGATGCGTTGGATGGATACATGACATCGACCTATGCTGGGAAGCTAGACGGCATTGAGTCCGGGGCTGATGTTACTGACTTTGCCAATGTCCAGGCAGCTCTTGCGGCAGCTTCGGGGGCAGTTGATTTCAACTCCCAGAATTTGACGAGTGTGGGAACGATAAGTTCGGCTGGATTATTGGCTCTGGATGGTGCGAGCGGCACTCAAGTTAATCGTAATACCATTTCATTTATAGATTTGAAAACACCAAGTGGCGGAAGCTCTACCAATAGATTTCGTATTTCATGGAATGGAGCCGAAGCTAGATATGAAAACATTGATGGCAGCACAATAACGCACTATTTTGAGGGAAAAATTCTAGGGCCAATTACTTATTCTGGTGGCGCAGTTAACTTTGAGAGAAATTCATTTGTATATTTTGATCTTAAAGTGCCAGCCAGTGGGACTTCTACCGATAGACTTCGTATAAGATGGGATGGAGCACTAGCTAGATACGAAAATATTGATACTGCCGATGGAATAACGCATTTTTTTGATGGAAAGATGGGTGTTAATATAGGTACTCCGTCAGCTCAGCTCCACGTAGATCAATCTTCAACCACTGCTGCGATTCCGGTTTTAATGCTTGATCAGGCTGACGTAAGTGAACAGTGTATTAAATTCACTTCCGATTCTGCAGATAGAGATATTAACCTTTTCACCGTAGATGTTACTGGTACACCTACACTGAAGTGGGATGAGTCACTCAGATCGTGTTTGATAATGCTGATAATCAGTTGGAGATAACTGGTTGGGTTGGACTTGGAGTAACACCCGCATATAGATTTTCAATAGGCTCAACCGATGGTTCTGATCAGATTGGGCTTTATCACGATAATACACATGCTGTAATGCAGTGGACTGATGGCCGTTTATATTTTAAGACTGATGAGGGAGTCAACACAGATACGGTATTGTCTATCCTGGGAAAAGGGACAGGTCGTGGAAGACTGGATATTGGTGATGGCGGTCTTGCATCGGGTGTAGCTTTGGCGCTATATTACAAGGGGGGAAGTTCAATACTGAAATTGGGAAATGATAATACAGGAATGACTGCTACAGATGGCTTCGATTTAATTATGGATGGTACTGGAATTGATGTCTATGTATGGAATAGAGAAGCTGGAGCTATGGTTTTTGGAGCTAGCAATGCAGAAAAAATGCGTGTCGGAGCAAATGGCAATGTCAGCGTCGGGGGGGTGGTAACTCCGCTTGCAAAATTTCACGCAGACCAGTCTTCAACCACTGCTGCAATCCCAGTTCTCTACCTTGATCAAGCAGACGTGAGCGAAGAAATGATTGAGTTTAACACCACGATAGGTGAAGGAAATGCAATAGAAGCTGTGGGAAGCAAAACACTAACAACAACGCACTTCATAAAGGTAACGTTACCAGGCCCTCTGACTAGGTATATCCCAGTAGGGACGATAGCATAACGGAGGCTTAGATGCCTAATATTGTTTACGGAGATGTTGGTAAGACCAACAGAACGCTAATAACGAACGCGGACGAGAGCTACGATTACGATTATCCAAACGGGCTTAATCTCGACCCGAAGTCTGACCTTCATCGTTTTATTATAAACGAAGTTCTCCAACGTGCGCTCGTCAGCCATCGCGTGATGCAGAGCCGTTTCGATTCGTGGAACGAGATCGATCGTTGTCTCACAAGCTACATGGAACCAGACGCTGGTGGGCTAGGAGAGCTTGACGAAGAAAGGGACATTAAGAGGGATAAAGGAAGTAAGAAGAAGCCTGTTAGCATAGTGTTTCCGTACTCTTATGCAATCCTGGAAACGGTGCTTACGTACCTTGTGATGGCGTTCCTGGAAGAGCCGATCTTCCGTTATGAGGGCGTTTCACCTGACGATGTAATCGGCGCGATTCTGATGGAGTTGATGGTCAACCTTCAATGTAACAAGACGAAGGTTGCTCTGGCCTTGCATACGATGTTTCGTGATTCACTTGCTTACGGAATCGGCATTGGTGCTCCAGGTTGGCATAAGCATCATGGTGCAAGGGTTGTTGAGGGAGCACAGGGCTTCCTGGGTTCACTTGGAGCTTTCATCGGCACGCGGCGTGAGAAGACTACCACCGAACGAGAGCTGTTGTTTGAGGGTAACAAACTCGATAACGTTGACCCGTACTTATGGCTGCCCGACCCGAACGTTCCATGTCAGAAGGTGCAAGATGGTGAGTATGCTGGATGGGTAGATCGCACGAGTTATGTAAAGCTGCTGAACGAGGAAGCCTCAGGTCCAGACCTTTTTAACGTTCGTTACTTGAAGTTGTTGATTAACAAGAAGTCCTCGTTGTATGGTGAGGACGCTTCCAAGCGAACTGAGAAAACAGGAATGTCGATTCGCGAGGCTGGTGGCAGACACGAGGCTACCGATCCTGTTGATGTCGTTAACATGTACGTCGACTTGATTCCGAAGGACTGGAATGACGGCGGGGACAATGGTCTTGGAACGTCAGAGTATCCTGAGAAGTGGTTGTTCAGCGTCGCCAGTGATTCATTGGTAATTCGTGCTAAGCCGCTTGGTTTGACTCATAACCTGTATCCGATCGCGGTCGCTGCACCAGATGCTGATGGTTACACCTCGACTCCAGTTTCAAGAATCGAGACGTTGAACGGACTTCAAGGCACACTTGACTGGTTGTTCAATTCTCATATCGCGAACGTGCGTAAGGCCATCAACGACATGATCGTTTATGATCCTTATCTTGTTAACGCTAAAGACCTGGAGGATCCGAAACCTGGTAAGCTAATCAGGATGCGACGTCCTGCGTGGGGACGTGGAGTTGAACATGCGGTTATGCAACTTCAGGTCAACGACATCACACGGCAGAACATTGGTGATTCGTCGTTCATCGTTCAGTGGATGCAGAAGATCGGTGCTGCTGATGATCCTATGATGGGTTCGTTGCGCCAAGGCGGGCCGGAGCGTTTGACTGGCCAGGAGTTTCAGGGTACGCAAACGGGAGCCATTCGTCGATTGGAGCGAATTGCCAAACTTATTGGTCTGCAAGCGATGCAAGACCTTGGCTATATGTTCGCCTCACATGCTCAGCAGTTGAGCTCAATGGATAACTTTGTGAAGTGTACTGGTCGCTGGCAGGCTGAGTTGATTGCGGAGTATGGTGAGAAGATGCAGCGTGGTAGGGTTGCTGTTACGCCGTTTGACATTCTCGTTGATTACGATGTGATGGTCAGAGATGGGAGCGTGCCAGGCGGTAACTTCTCAGACGTGTGGATGAGGATGTTTGAGGTTCTTGCCGAGCATCCAGAGCTTGATAAGCAGTTCGACATCGTTCGGATCTTCAAGCATATCGCTCGTAACGCTGGAGCCAAGAACGTAACCGACTTTGAGCGCACGACGCCGCCAGCCAGGATCGTTCCTGACGAAGTAGCCCTTCGCGGGGTTGAGGCTGGAAATCTTATACCAAGGGGAGTATAATGCCAGACAAAAAGGAGACCTTGTTTGACAAAGTTCAGGTAGAGTTAGTCAGTTCCCCGAATGAGTTTAAAGAATGGCTGGAAGCGCCAGCTTGTCAGGATTACAAGAACCAACTTGTGGCCTGGCTTAAGGACATCCAGCTTACTTTGGAGGATGCTGATAACATTCTACTTGACAAAACCCTCCATCGTTTAGGAGGGAACGCAGAGGCGCTGCGTTATGCTTTGGCCTTGCTTGACATAACGTTGGCAAACTTAGAGGACGACATACGTGATATTTGATCAACTGTGTTCATTTTATGAACGAAGTTTAACAAAGGAGAACTATTATGGCAGACAAAGTTGTAAAACAAGACGTTGAGGAAATGCTCAATTCGTTTCTGGAAACGCCTGGGGAGCCTCCAGCAGAGCCATCGGTAGAACCGCCAGCACCGCCGGCTGAGCCACCTGCTGAACCTCCGGTAGAGCCGTCAGTCGAGCCACCCGTGGAACCACCTGCGGAACCGCCAGTGGAACCACCGGCCGAGCCTCCAGCTGAACCGCTTGCGGAGCCACCTGATCCTAGGTTGGCGGAGCCACCTGCTGAACCTGCTGAACCTGCGGTTGAGCCAACTGAGATGGAGTTGTTGCAGCGGCAGAACAAGCTTCTGCTTGAGCGAATTGAGAAGATTTCTGGTGGTGAGTCAGTGGCAGCAGTGCCGACTCCTCCAGCTGTAGAACCGAAACCAGAGGAGCCTACACCTGCGGCACCTCCTGCTGAGCCAGCTCCTGTCACTCCATCGGCCGAGATCAAGGTCGACGAGATTAACTTCTTGGAGGGTCGAACGCAGGAGGACATTGAACGGATAATCGAGAGCCCTACTGAGCTTAACAAGGTGCTTAATCAGGTTTACTTAAAGGCCATTGAACGGTCTATCCCTTTGGCTCAGGAACGATCACTACTGGCTATCCCACAGGTCGTGGTTGCTCAGTTACAACGCTACAATACGATGAAGGGATTGGTCGACGACTTTTACAAGGAGAACGAGGATTTGAAGATTGTGCAGAAGACCGTCGGGATGATTGCTAATGAGGTTCATTCTGAGCACACTGACTGGACGGCGAAGCAGGTTTTTGACGAGGCCGCGGTACGCACGCGTAAGGCTCTTGGATTGCCGGAGCCTCCACCAAAGCCTGCAAGCGATCCTAGCAGGCCTGTAGTTACTCCACAAGGAGCACCGCCTGATCCTGCTTTCGCAAATCCTACAGGTTCCCGTCGGCGCGGGCCAGCAAGAGCGAAG